GTGCATGAAAAGAGAAACAAGTAGGAAAAGGTCTTATCATTACAGATAAAAGATCATAGGTTTACCATTGATTTCGTGTAGGACTTTAGTTTTAGTAGATCTGATGCGTATACGAGACCACCAGCAAGGATAGTGGATACTAATTGATATGGCATATAATGATTGAGAAATAGAGACTTTATATCTTAATATGTAAATTTAGAAAAATATATATGTATATAGTATAATGGATAGTGTGCGAAAGGCGTATAAAAAGAATAGTAAGAAGTCATTGTGTAAAAGTAAGACGGAGAAGAAGTGTAATAGATTAAAAGGTTGTAAATATACAAAGAAAGGTACAAAGCGTAATTTTTGCAGAAAAGCGAAGAATAAGTCGTATAGAAAGAAAAAATAGAGTATAGAAAAGATGAAAAGTGTTAATTTATATTTACAACAATAAATATAAATAGTAGACAGTAAATAGAATAGATAATGACAGAGGAAGAGAAGAAGTCGTCTTTAAAAGATTGCTTGGAAGAGAGTAATAATCCGAGAATGCAAAATTATGTGAAGATACTGGATACGCCGGGTATTTCAACATTTGAGTGGATTCATCGTACACAAGAAGAGTTGATGGATGGTATTGTTTATTTAGAGAAATTAAAAGAGATGCTTTCAATGAATATGCGTGAATTGGATGCGGCGAGGGAGGAGTCAATAAAGAGGAATGAAAGAAAGAAAGAGGAGGAGAGAAGAGAAGAGGAGGTGAATGAGATAAAATTAAATAGTGATGATATTGTAGTGGATAGTAAGGTGACCGTGACAAAGAAGAAGAAAGTGAAGAAGAAGAAAGTATCGGAAGATGTGAATGAGAAATAATAAATCAAATACAGAGAAATGGTGATTAAATATTTAATAATGATTAAATATTTATGGAGATGTTTTGTAGTTGCAAAATATAATATATTAAGGATCTAATTTTCTTAATTGAGGATATTTATGATCAATGATGGTATCAAGTAATGTACGTGGTAATATTTTATCTTTTTTCAATATTTCGGCGCCTTCAATGAGTATATTTTTGCAGTTTTGTAGAATATATACGGAGTAAGCGTAAGCGCTATCAATGAGTTGTGTGACTTCATCGTCTATTTTTTCTTTATATTTGTCGCTATAATTGGGGTAAATGACACTTTTGCCCATACCGTAATAGATGATCATTTTTTCTGCGAGTTTGAATGCTTCTTCAAAGTCATTGATGGCTCCGGTAGTGACAGAGCAATCGTAACAAACTTCTTCTGCGATTCTTCCGGCAAGTAAGATGGCGAGATGTTCAAAGAGGGCTTCTCGTGTGTGAATAGTAGTAGTGGAAGGTTCAAAGAGGGTGTAACCGGGTGTTCTGGGTGAAGATAGATTGATGACGACTTTTTTCATTTTAGAATGATGTTTAGAGAGGATACCGACGATGGCGTGACCCATTTCATGGATAGCGATATGGTCAACAATATCGGATGTGAATTGATGTTCATCGGGTTGCCATCCGGCGACCATTTTATTCATATTATAATCTAAATCAAGCATATTCATAATTTCGCGATTATTTCTTAATGCAGTTAGCATGGCTTCGTTTAAAAGGTTTTCAATTTGAGCACCGGAGAGGCCGTGTGTGAAGTCAACGAGTCCATCAATGGTGATATTTGTGGTGTCATAAGGTTTACCGCGTAAATGAATATTGAGAATGGCTTGTCTAGTGTTACTGTCTGGATTGGCGATGTGTATTTGTTTATCAATTCTGCCGGGTCTAATGAGTGCGGGGTCTAATAAATCAATGCGATTGGTAGCGCCGATAACAAATACACCAGTATTATTTTTGAATCCATCAAGGGCGACTAGAAGTTCATTGAGAGTACTGTCACGTTCACTGGTGGAGGATTCGCTATCACCGGAGCGTTTTCTACCGACAGCGTCAATTTCATCAATAAAAACGATACAGGGGGAGTTATCGGCGGCGAGTTTAAAGAGTTCGCGTATGCGAGAGGGGCCGACACCGACATATTTTTCTTGAAATTCGGAACCGGATACGGAGATGAATCCGACGCCGGCTTCGCCGGCGAATCCTTTTGCAAGAAGTGTTTTGCCGTTACCGGGTGGTCCTTCAAAAATGAGACCACGAGGAATGCGTACATTGTATTTAGAATATTTTGTATAATTACCTAAAATATCAAGACATTGATAAAGTTCGGATTTGATTTTATCATAACCACCAATTTGAGAGAAATTCATATTAAAATCATACATAACTTCATAATTTTCGGATTTTGTTCCTCGTTTATTTCTACGATTTCCAGCGAAACCGAATCCACCGAAGATATTACGACGCATGTTATCGGCGAATTCGTTTTCTGGATCAGATGCATCAAAATCAGTATTTGCAGTATTATCCAAATCATCGTTTGGAGAAAAGGTTTCAATACCCGTAATACGATAATTAGAATGGTTCATAGTTTTAACTAATTCTTTAAAGAATGGATGCTCATTTAATGTTTTTAATGAGGATTCGTCAATATCGTAAGAATCGCCAGAAAGGATTTGAAGTCCCTGAACAGTAATGTTTTTAGAATTCAAACGTTTTAAATAATTTTCATGATAAGATCGGGAGATAGGATATGCTCTTGGTAAAATGAAACGACTGATATTACGAACGGAAAGATGCTGATTAGAATTATCTACAGATTGATTAGCGGGAGTATATACAATTCTGTTAACTAGGTAATGGGGTTTAGAAAGAGGATATTTATTTTCAGAATTGTTATGATGTCTGTTTGGTTCATGTATAAATTTGGCAGCATAAAGAGTAGTAGACTGTTTAATTAAACTAGAATGATGATAATGAAACCCAATAACAAACGGGAGGAAGAAAATATAAATAATATTCATATATAAAAATTTATAAAAAATGTTTATGCCAGTTTATAAATAGTTATTAATAGTTATTAATAATTATTAATTATTGTTATTGTTATTGTTATCATAAATAAGTTTATTTTTAGGGAGTGCATTTTTAGGAAGTAGAGCGGCGTCGTTAGTGCCAGTGGGATCACTAATAGAATAAGAATGATAAATAGGTGTAGGTGTAGAAGTATAATTATTATAAATGTCTAATATTTGCATAACGATAGGACTCCGTTGTACATCGCAAGTGTTCATAGTGATCATTTTAACCTGCATAGGAGAGTCATGTTGTATTTTATTATAATTGTCAAGTTTAGTCATAAAATCTAATAACCCATTATCTGAAGATTTATCACTTTGTTTAAGATCGCCTGTAATAACCATTTTGGAATGTTCACCGAGACGGGTAGTTAACATGAGCATTTGATTCGGAGTAGAGTTTTGCATTTCATCGGCAATAATGAATGCATTTTTAAAAGTTCTTCCGCGCATATAAGCGAGTGGGGATATTTCAAGAATTCCACAATGAATCATATTTTCAATGTCTCTTTGTTGATAAAATTCGGAAAAGATATCAAAGATAGGTCTAGTCCAAGGATCCATTTTTTTAACAAGATTGCCGGGTAAAAATCCGAGTTCTTCTTCTTCAACAGGTACAACAGGTCGGGTTAAAATAATTTTATTAATTTTATTATTTTGCAAATCCTGAATAGCCTGTAAACAAGCAAATAATGTCTTACCACAGCCGGCAGGGCCGATTCCTAACACCAATGAAGTGTCAGTATCTTGTAAAAAGTGTACATATTTTTGTTGATTCTCACCTTTAGGTTGATATTGCGGATATTTCTTGAAACTTTTATTTTTACTAATATCATCGGCTAAAAACATATTTTTTTTCTTTGCGCGCATTAAAATAGGGTTTCTAGTAAAAGAACGAACATAAGATTTACAAAAGAATGAAGAGACCGAACATAGAGTAGAAAGTCCAATCATAATGATATATATATTCATAACTATATAGCACGCAAATATATATATCAGTTTACATAATAATTATATTATAGGGTAATTAGAAACGATACCATCAACATTATATTTATGAATATGATTTTCAATGAATTTATTTTCACACGTGTAAGAGAAAACGAGAATACCCTTTTCTTTAAAATACTCAACTGTGGATTTATCAAGAGCAGTCCAATGATAACAAACGAAATCGCAATGTTGAGTGATGATATCCAAATCATTTGTACTAAAACTACTAGAAGTAGTGAAACCAATGCGAACATTAAAATTAGAATTGAGAATGGGGTCAATTATAAAAGTATCAAAACTACTAATAAAGATACGATGCATAGTTTCGGGAACGAACCATTTCCGAATGATGTCTAATATTTCATGTATAATTTGACGTTTTCCTTTAATATCAAGAAATATAAGAATATCGGTGTGTGCGAATTCGGAAAAGAATTGGTCTAAAGAAATGATTCCGTATGTTGATAATTCAGAAAAAGGAAGATCGGAAATGTACTCATTATAAATATAAATGTCGTGATATACCACGATATGTCCGGAGGAGCACATTTGTATATCTAATTCAATCATTTGGAACCCATGTTCAAGAGCTTTTTGAAACGAATACATATTATTATCCCCATAAAGTTGGGAATAACCTCTATGGGCAATTTGAATCATATAAAATACTAAAATAGATAAATTATGTAGAAGAATATGATGCAAAACAAATGGTTCTACGATTTCCAGAAAATCTGGATTGACTGACACCGCCGACATTGATTTTGGATTTAAACATAAGATCAGTAAGATTTTCCTGAATAGTATACCCATTATCAACTAAATAAGAGAACACTGAAGGGATGTCGCCAGCATACATAAATGATTGACTATCTTTAAAACTATATTTGCGTTGATCTTTAGGATATCTCAATAATGCATAAATACATGTATGAGGAGGTATAAAATTAGGTTGTTGAAAAGATGATAATTGAGGTACATGTATAGGGGTAACGAGATCGGCTAATGGCCCGTCGGGCATATCATTAAGAGTAATAATTTGCATATATGTTTTTTCAAGTGGATTTAAAACAGGTTCTAATGTAAAGAGAACAGTGGACGAAGTAGAGAAAGGACTGGTCATATAAATAATAAGAATAAAAAGAATTGAAAATAGGAATGATAAAATTGAAGAAGAGATAGAGAGAACCAAAGAATGAAAATAAATAAGTGATATGACGGAAGTATATAATAAGAGATCTGATAATAGTTATGCAGTGGGTGATGTAGGTAAAGAGTATACAAGTTCATTATGGATGTCTGGTAAATATGATGATGCAGTGATTCATGAGGAGTCGGATTACTTGATCATAAAATTCAAAGGACAGAATAATCACCAAAATGATAAATATATATGTAGAGGTTCGTATGTATTTATGAAATCAAAAAAGAAGTATGTATTTAAAGGGAATGTGGCATTGTGGACATTATTAGAAGAGAATGAAGTGGGTGTTGCGAATACATATAAATTAGTCGTACAACGATATACATCAAAGGAAGAGGAATTTAATAAGAAAGAGGAGGCACTGATGCATTTTGGATTGACAGGTGGTAATATAATGAATGGTATAATACCACATAAGAAGGTATAACTGGATTACAGAGAAAAAAGAATATGTAAAATGTTTAATATGGTTTAGAAATTTATACTATGTAAATATATAAGATAACAATGGATACTGATAAAATAAAAGTAATAAATCAAGGTACATTTGGTTGTATTCTTAAGCCGGGTATAACATGTGAAGGAGCATTAGATACTTCAACAAAAATGATAACAAAAATCCAAAAATCTAAAGAGAGGTCCGCGAATGAAGTACATATAAGTAATCTAATAAAAGAGATAAATGGTTTTAGTAGATATTTTGCACCGATAATAGAGGCATGTGACGTAGACGTAAGTACCATAATGAATGATGAATTAAGAAAATGCAAATTTATTGAGAAGAATGATAAGATGAATAAAGGATTGAAGTTTGAAATAAATAAGATGCATTATGTAGGTAAAGATACACTAGGTGATTATTTTAATAATTTGATAGTAACAAATAGAAATTTAAATAAAACGAATTTTGGTTTGAAGTTGGTGTTTGTGTTTAGTAAATTATTGGAGGGTATACAAAAATTATCAGATGCGGATATAGTTCACAATGACATAAAGGAGAATAACATAATGTGCCAAATAAATACAGGTAGACCAATCTACATAGATTTTGGATTATCTATTGACATAAAATCTTTAAATTATAAAGATACAAGTTTTTTTGATGCATTTTATACATATGGACCGGATTATTCAGTGTGGTGTTTTGAAATAAACGTAATAAGTTATTTATTAAACGTAATAGGAGGAGACATGAACAATGTAGAAGAAATAATAAATTTACCAGTTTCAGTAATACAAATAAGAGAGATAATAAAGGATTATATAAGTAAACATGAAGGATTGTGTTACAGTTTGTCGGATAAAGAGAAAGCGAAGGTATTAGATGATCATATAAACTATTTCAATAAATATGTAAATAATAACGGATATAATACAAATAAGTGGGATGTAATAGTGAAAGAAATGATGAAAAGTTATAAAACATGGGATTTATTTTCACTTTGTAGTTGTTTTTTATCATTGATATACGATTTTAATTTACAAGATATGATGGATAAAGTACCGTTTTTAAATAAATTTAAAGTGATTTTAAAGAGAGTATTAGTTTCAACGCCAGACAAACGAATAACGATTGAAGAATGTTTACAACAATTAAAAGAAATAGAGTCGGTAACAGTGGAAGAAATTGCTGATCTGAACGTATTAATAAATGAACGAAACAAAAATGAAGACTTAATGAATAAAATACGAAGGATGTATGCGGAATCAAAAAATAAAAACAAAAGAGTTCCAAAAAAGATGAACACAATATAGCATTAAAGATTATTTTTAACAAATGCGGAGAATAATTTATATCTATTATTTGATAAGACATGTAATAGGTAATCATAATGAGAGTCTTTTTCTTGGTGATTTATTAATGAATAGATAGCATTCGGAGAGAATCCAGATATAAATGTAACATTGTTCAATTCAAAGAAGTTATTCAATTCAATAATATGATCGTGTGAGAAATTCCACATAATTAAATGTGTAGGAACTGTAATGGATGAAGAAGGAAATGATTGTGTAAAAGAGAGATACGTGTCTTCCAAATTATTTTTTTGAAATTGACTAATAAGTACGAATTTAATAGGCTGATGTAGAGGAGCGAATTGATCATTATTTTGCAATTGAGAAGTAGTCTGTTGTATAGTAGTAGACAACAAAGAGAATACATTAGTAAAATTAGAAAATGTATTGGACATGTTATAGATAGAACTCATAAAATGATGTACCTTTTGAACAATAGTTTGATCCGGTTGAAATTGTATCCAAGTAGGGAATTTATCAACCGCAATAAGTCTATTTTCAAAAGAACTAATAGATGATAACAAAATAGCATTGCCGAGAGCAGCGTAAAAGGAGTCACTATTGATAGTATTAGAGACATCAATAATAGGTATTAATGAAGGCGTGACATTGTATTTTTTAACAAAATAAAGATTCCATAGATTATTTAATAAGGATTCTTCAGAAGCGTTAACGGATTTATTTTTATATAAATAAATGGATTTTTTAATAATATGTTCAATGGGAATTTGAGAATAATGACATCCGGAATAATAAAAGAAGTGCTGATCAGGATTGGTTTTAATATTTTGAATAAAGTCATGAGATAGAGTAGAATAAAGTTCATTATGATGAATAATATGCTGATTTTTAATATACGTATGAATCGTCAAATCTTGGATATCAATAGATTTCTTTTTACAGAATGATATTTGTGGAGTATGTAGAGCTTTATTCAAGTATGATA